CTCGGATGGATTCTACCGGGGCCACTGGAAAGGAAGAAAAAGAATTAGTCATCGTTGAATGGCGTGACATAATCGCAACATCGGGGTGGGAGCAGGAGATTTCTTGCCCCACCCTTTTTTCTGTGGGGTGGTTAGTTAGTCAGGATGATGATACAGTCTTAATAGCAAACACGAAAGACCCTGATGACTTTACAGGGGAGTCTAAGTCTGACCCCCCGATTTACTACGGCTTTCATGCTTTCCCTGCTGGCGCTGTTGTTCGCGTTCATCCATGCGATCCCGAGCATACTTATACAGAGAAATCCCCTCTTTCCTCTCAAATATCTCAGCCCATGTAAGATATTCCCCGCGAACTTGTAACCGCTTGTGCTTGTTTATCCAACAGTACCTAGCAAAGTGTAGCCTCCTTTGGTAAGCCCACTCCTCCTCCTGTTCCTTAGATGGATTGAGCAAGTTGGTCTATCCTCAAGTTGTACATATCAACCAGAGTGGTAAACCCATTCGACTCATCCGTAGCCCCTTTCTGCCAGAGTTTCGCCCTTTGGAAGAATTCCTTGGCGCTCATATCGCCGCATAACCAAATACCTTTCAAGTTCTTGTACCACTTACCACCCCGCCTAGACAGACCCTGCGCCGGTTTGCCGTAGTACCCGCTATCCTCAAACTCCATGCTGATAAACACATATCTATCAGGGTGTTGATGGGTGCTGGTTTTTGCAACTGACACGTCGTAGAAACCTTTTGGGGGTACTGTGCGCCGCTTTGTTTTTACCTCAATCTTCTCACCGTTGTAGACCATATCATAATCCTTCTCATCAGCCAACTTAACACCCAGACGGTTGGCTAGAGCAATCTCACCCAACCTCCCTGCGAGATTGCCCCTACCATTTGTAATGGAATTCTTAATGCCGCCAAGATCATTTGCCCACTGCAATGCTTGGTCTATCATTTCCTGATTGAATTTTATTGATTGCATCTATAATGGTTCCTATGTTAAAGCATTTGAATAGTTCCGTACCGCAATTTTTATAACCAAGGTTACGCATATTGTGTTCTCTGAGCAATGCGTGTATTTCTTTTTCCGCCGTAAGAGCATCATCAAACCAATACTTTTCTTCAAGGTCAAAGCAACCCCATGTTCTAGCCTCTCTCAACCTCTGCTGTATGCCATCAGGATAAGTCTTACCAACCTTAAACAACCAAGGTGTTTCGGTATTCCTTATAACGTAGACCCAACCTTGAGGAATTTTCTCACCCTCAACGTGTACCGTTTCTCGTTTGGTCATTGGCTTTGATGACCCATACTCAGACTTAAACCGTGGGGTAATGTCCACTACCTTGTTATTATTTTTCAAGCGCACAGCCGCCGCACCATACCTATGGCATTTTTTGCAGACAGCCTGTAGCCCATCATGGTGGGAGCGTTTATTAAATTCTTCTCTTGGAACCATGTGGTCTGGGTAATCCTCGCCACACACCCAATACCCTTTGTAACCACTACATCGTTTTACGTTCATTTATCCACTCCATAATACATTCGTCTAGTTCCTCTTTAGTTTTAAAGTGTCTGTTATCCACATGAAGGTAGGTTAGTTTGTCATCACTGACAAGGAAACTCCAACCCTCACCATTCCTGCTTCTCTCTACTCTCATACCATCAAACCTTGCTAAGTTAAACGCTGACCCCTTACCCCATTCAATGGACATTTGGGCCTCTTGGTTTTAGGTTCGTAATGTTTCCGCCTGTATCTTGGTTTAGCATACGCTTGAATGACCTCCACATAAACTCATGCGTTTGGTACTCACATTGTTGAGCGCAAGCCTCAATCAACTGCTCCATTTCCTCCTTCTTGAATAATCCGTGTTCCATCCCATCCGTCATCAACTCCAGTGCCGAATCAAAATGGAACGCGATCATTGAGGGTATGCTCATCTCAACTCTTTCATCCTCTTATATAGCGTAAGCGCCGATAGAAAGGCTTGAAAGTTTTCCTCAATCTCCGTTGACCTGACCGCCTCAAATCGGCCTGTAGCCTTATCGCATCTGAGGATGTATGTAGCATCAACCGGGATGCCATGTATATCCTCGACTGCCTTAGCATAAGCCGCCACCTGAAGGTGATACTCCGGGTAAACCGCCTTACTTGTTTTCCAATCAATAACACAATATTCTCCATTTATAATTGCTCTTGCATCCACAGTTCCTGCATATCTATATTTCCTGTGGAATAGTTTTTCTTCTGAAGATTTCCACTCAACTACATTCTGGCTGACCCAATACTTGAAAGCCTCTATAGAGTTTACGGCCTCTTCCTGTTTGGGCATCTGGGGTATCTCACCATCCCCAAGTTTCCAGTTAATCGCGCCCTCTACCCATTCATGGGTGATGCTACCTATGTTCAGCGCATCATGTGACTTGCTACGATAGGCAGACTTCATCCCTTTGATAAGGGGATCAAGGGCCATGCGTGATTTGTAAACCTTAGTCTTTTTAGATGAGGAGTCCTCGTCAAAGAAGAAGTTCTTCTCTAACCAGTTAGCCCCAACCTTTAAAGCCCAAGGTACAAGAGCGGGTTTTGAGATAATGTCCAGAACCTTAGTGGCACTTGGGATTATCTCATCCCCCACCTTGTATGAGTGGAGTTTACTGTCGAATAACATCTCGACAGTATCCCCATCGTGGTAGTTAAGTTTCAAAACGGGACTTCAGTAGAGGCACTTCGGGAAGTGCTTGAAGATTTACCCCCGCCATTGTACGGCTCTTCAATACGGCCAGAATATCTCAGTTTACCTGAGTTCTTCTCCCATACTGACACACGCATCTTCTCACCATTGATCCATGCGTAGCCGGTCAAATCAGGGCGATTCTCATTCCCTTCCTTGTCATTTTCAAACAGCGACATATCGCCATCTTTGGGTACATAATCACTCATAAATAATCTCCTATAAGATTTTGTGTTCCAATCGCCTATTTGCTTGCTCAGTGCGCCATACTTCAATATGAAGTTCTGCCACCTTGAGTTCCCAACGTAGACGCTCTTCGTTTTCTATGGCTACCGCGATACCTTCTATTGATTTGGTAACTTCCGGTTGCATAGAAACCCAATTCTCCTTGTCGGCTACAGTTTTGCCTGTGGCTCTACTGTATAACACTGAGCGTTGAGTCTTTTTGTACTCCGTCAACTGGTACGTTTCGGCTTTAGCCTTTGCGTACTTCGGAGCAGTCTGTTCTATCTGTGTGAGGTATCCCTCAACTTCGCCTTCTATATTCATAACTCTATTATACCATCTTTAAATGCTTTGTCAAGCGTTCTCAAAATAAAATATGGTTGCCAGTTCATCAACTCAGCACCCCCGGAGTGTATCTGCGTATGACACTTGAAACACAACGGCATAGTCAGCCAATCACTCGCCTTGTACCCTGCTCCCCCGGAAAGGGGAGAGTACCTACCTTTAAGGTGGTGCGCCACCACAGTTCCATCCGTAGCCTTACACTCGCTACAGGGAAGGGTGGCTACCCACTCAAGGTAAGGCTTGCTCTTGATCCTCTTGTTTTTGCTTAAATCATTCAACATTATTCTCGCTGAGAGCAGGTAGTTCCTCTATAAGTATTTTAGCATATTCTATTATTTTGCATAAGTCTGAATAGGGTTCGCCCTTCTTGTCCCACCTGCTTGCGTACTTGACTATATTGCCAGAGCAGAAGTCAAGCCTATTAGCCATGATATATTCAATAGGCTGTATTCTCATCTTGTAATGATTAGGTTTCATATCCCGCACACCCCGCTTAGGCACTGCTCTTCACTGTTGTCCTCATACACCACGCCACGCTTACTGTGCGCCTCTTCATAAGGCACTGACGTTATAGGTTGACCACCCCTAGCCCCATCAGGATACACTGTCAGACCCCTTAATCCGGGGGCGTAGTTAGCGATGATCTTCTGGAAGTCCACCACAGTATCCTCATTGTTTGATTCCGTTCCCCAAGCAGGAAGGTTTAACGTGGAACTAATCGCATGGTCAACATACTTCTGTAGTTCATACTGAAACTTAATCCTACGTTCAGGGTCAAAGGCTAGGTCTACAGCAGACTCAATCTTCTCCGGTTTTATTCCTGAGTCAATGAGTTCTTGGGCCGTACCGTCAACGACAAACTGATGTTTCCATCTGGTTCCATCCGCAAGGTAGCGTCTGCGGTATGCCACG